CCATCAACTGTACCTGCGACAGTTATATTAGTAGTAACAGTTATGTCGTCAATATAAAGGTCTGCGAACCTAACTGCGTTAGAGCCGATATCGTATGTACTATCTGTGTCTGCGACTATAGAGGCATCGACTGTGTCGGACCAATCAACCGTCGCTAAATCCGCAATGGATTGAACAGTCACCGTCTTAAGAGCATCAGCATCGTTTGTATCTTGAATAAGAACCTTGTCTGTAGTAGCTACTGTAGCCGACGTAAGAGAGGTCCCATTAATCAGATTAGTTAACGCAGCTAGAGCTGTACTAGCACCTGTACCACCATCAGCGATAGTTATATCTGTAATACCTACAACAGAACCACCAGTAATTACAATGTTCCCAAGATTAACCCTTCCCTTAAACTCGGTCGTGAAGTTGGAGAAGTCTGGAACATCGAAAAATCTAATCATTTAATTCCTCAGGGTGTGTGGGTTTTTTTATTAAAAATTCATGCAGTTTATGAATCTTGTAGCTTATTAAACTAGGTCTTAGGGACCTGGTCAGATAAACAACAAAAAGGGAAGTGGGGGTTTTTACGCCCCACCCCATTTGTTATATCTTAAAGATAAGATATTTTAACAATAACGTCACCTGCTGCATCAGTCTCAGCGGGGGTTGTACATGTTAGACCTAGGTATAATAGACCACCTGGATCAGCGGCTAAGTTACCGGCTGCCCAAGCTTCTTTGTTCCAGTCAACAATGTTGTCAACTTCGAAACGTAGGCTTGTCCAGACTAACTTAGCGGCTTGGAACGTTGCTACTGCAGTTGCAAAGCAATCTGCGTCAATAACATCTCCTGATGCTTTACCATTCAGTGCTTGATTTCCGCCGATACCACTATAGTATAGACCAACATCATAGGCAAGATCTGCTACGCCGTCTAGGGCATCACAGAGAACCTCGATGTCGAGAATCTTCGCATTAGAAGGAATTGGACCTAGCATGATAATATCACCCACCTCATCTTCAGACGTTACGGCAACAGCAATGGCATCTACCATTACATTTAGTTGTCCGCCACGCTTGTCTAATGCGGTAAGTGGATTAGCTTCTAGGTTAGTTATATTTTCCGATTTAACTGTGGATACTACCATCATGTTAATTTACTCCTGTATTATTGATATACAATCGCAACAACGCGATCTTCATCCATGCGTACCGCTCCGAACATCATATATGTTGAGATTTGGTGTGCAAAGTTAAGGTCAGGTCTTTCAGCAACTTTAACAACCATGTCTTGTGCCATAGCGACCTTAAGTGAGTCTTTTGTACACAAAATTGCTTGTGGATCAGCACTCGCATCAGCAGGAATCCTGTTTGATGTAATGATCTGAATACCACGGAAAGACAATGCATCGCCATCTAATGGCTTACCCTTCATGAAGTCGAAAGATGTCATGCGGTTGTTAGTGTCACCGTATAGATCTTCTTTACCAAGAGGACCAACGATTAGTACTAGTTCATCGCGGTCGATATCGACTTCGTGAGATTCTAGAACACGTAGGGCTTGGTTAAGCTTATCGACAGTTAGACCAGCAGAACCGTGAGCGATGACGTTGTCAGCAGCGGCGTTTGCAAAAGCCTGTGAACCTGAACCAGCTTGACCAGTAGCAGCATTACCTAGAAGAGCGCCAATTACGACGTCATCAAAGTTACGGCCATGGGCACGGGCTAGTTTAACAGAATATTCACTTGTCGGATCAATCAGCATTTTGAACTTGTCTAGGTCATCCAGATAAGTTGATGCATGATAACGACGAACTGCAGCCATGCGACGCGTGTGTGCTGGGTCTTGCAGTGTGGAATTTTCTAGACGTCCTGTAATTTCGGAGGCCGAGAAGTTACCTAAGCGTTCGAAGAAGTGGGTTTCCCCATGGGCCATTTCCACGCCGAAGACGGGACGAAGCTTTGCTTCTTTCTGCTCTAGTAGTGAGAATATATTGTCTTTAAATTGACTAATATATGCATTAAATTGTGAACCTACCATCATAGTATAGCTCTCCTTTTTAAAGTTTTTTAACTTATAGTTTATTCAAACTTTGCTTGTCCCTTTCGGGGGCGTTCTAACCTTACGTGGTCTAAACGGTAGAATTTTCAGTCGGGCCTCTACGGAGCTTATCGACTATTCTTGGTTAAATGCAATCTTCTTTAGCGCAAACATTTCATCCACAGCAGCTTTGTGCCCTGGGTGTCTGTCATTGTAGAATGCATCATTGAACTCTTTACTTTGTTTCTTCTGACCAATAGCTTGGTTAGCTTGTTCAGGACTCATTGTGAATGTTCCTAAGCCAGTCTCTCCAACTAAGTCTGATTCTAACAGATTAGCACCAACCTTGGCAAATGCTTGAATTAACTGAGCATTACGGCCTAAGCCTAGTTCAGAAATCTTCGCACCTAACTCTTCACCACCGAACTCTACGATGGCTTTCTCAGCTAGCTTAACGTTATAATCAAATTTCTTACCCCAAACTTCTTCTAGGGCTTCCTTAGCAGCAGCCATCTCAGACTTAACTAATTCAGAATTTACTGAGTTGCGTTCAGCATCAAGACCAGCAAACTTCGCTGCGAAGTCCTTAGCTTGAGCTGGAGTCAGACTTAATTCATAGGCTGTCTGTTTATAGAACTCTAGAGATTCTGGATCCATTTCTAGATCAAGCTTATAACCATCAGCTGCTTCAGGAACACTATTCATCTTCCCATACACAGACTTTAGTTCATCTGGAGACATATCTTGTAATTTCTTACCTAATAGTCCTTGAGCATTAACATAACTCTTGGCCAAACCCTCAAGATCCTTAAATTTCTTCAAAGCAGGGATATCTCGTAGATCCTCGGACAGACTGTCCAAGAATGAAGAAACGTCCTCCACAGAGGCTGCCTGAGGTGTCTCAACGACACTCTCTGGTATGTTCTGACCTTCTACTTCTTTAGTGCTCTCCACGGAGCTCTGTGAGCTTCCTAGGATACTATCATTACTTTCCATCATTTTAACTTCCTTTTAAGTGTGAGATCCGTGAAATTTCTTCCTCACTCATGTTGAGAAACTTAATTACACGTAGCGCCACCCGACGCATGCCCTCGTTAAAGGCGGTCGCATGAGGGTCCCCGGATACAAAAGTGGAATCCCTATACTTGCAGAAGTGTAATAGGTCCTTAAGGACTCTCTCACCTTCCACCGTTCCAAAGCACGTCTTAAAATCAGTGCTCTTTGTCATTATGTCTTTTATTGAATTCATCATCGTGTTGGGTCTCCCTTGTTAGCGTCTGCCTGTGCTTTAGCCTGCGCTCCTTGTTTAGCTATCTCTTCAGCCTCTTGCTGACGTTGTGTTTCTTCTTGTACCTTAGTATCATACTGCTCATCAGAAGCCATGTACTTACCAGGTACTCCTAGAACACTTGCTACCTGCTTAGTAGCTTCCCGCATATCGAAGTTGTGTCTGAAGTTAGGATCAGTCTGAGAAAAGAACTCTAGTGCTTGTAAAGCTCTCTGTAGAGCGATTGGTTCCTGTCTACGTTCCGTATTGAATAACGGTGCAGAGAAAGTAATGTCTAATGATACTTTCTTTAGGATCTCGGCCACTTCCGGAGAAGGTTTAGGAAAAGCTCCCGCCCTGTCTAACATTCCGTATACGCGTTGTAATAAGGGTCCCGCGAACTCTGTTTGGATACGTCCTACAGAAGGACCGATCAAACGAAGCTTCTCATCTTTCAGTTCTGTAACAGCTGTCGCTGTCATACGGTCCGTGTTGCGATCCGCTAGTTGGTCTGAATAGAAAGCGTCTCGAATATCTTTCTGTACACCGTCCAGTAACTTGTATGTCACATCGAAGCGCCCGTCGTTAGGCAGTGTCTGTACACGAGGCCTACCGTTGATTGGATCGATACCACCGAAGTTGACTCCGCCTGGTCTAGTGTCTAATGGAAGAATAACTCCATCATCAGCTAGTAGGTAAACTGGGTCAGCGGCTTTCTGTGAAGCTCTAATTAAAAGTTGCTTAAGATTGTTAACCATCATAATGTCTGGCATAGCTCCCCATGCAGGAGAACGGCCGTAGGTCTCCCCAACGAACTTAAACCACCTAGGAATCTTGTAAGGCATCTCATGGTACCCGCTCTCTTCGAGAACGTGCATCTCATTCATTTCACAGTAGTAAGAAGCCCACGGTAGATTAGTAACGGTAATACCTGTACCATCGTAATCTTCATTAGGTTTAACACAGTGTAGGAATTCAACCTTCTCGTCAGGCTTCTCCATCAGTGTCTTCTGTAGACCTTCACTCAGGTTCTCAACACCCCATTGCTGAGCAGCCTGCCTAGGCGTGTACTCGAACTTACGGAACACAGTATCTACGTTACCGTTCTTATCTTCAGCCATAAAGATCTCAGACAGATGAATTGTCTTGAAACGAAGACCCTTAGCCTTATCATCATCGATATACATACAGGCGGTCCCGTAAGCACATAGATCTAAGAACATCTCATGGTTCTGTGAATGGAAGTTACTATTTGGATTGTTTAGTGCTGCATACATAATATTGTTAATTGAGTCGAAGTATTCTGCTACCTCGTCAATAATATTAACATTTTGGTTAAGTGTAGTAATACGTCCCCACTTATCATGGATAGGCATAACACCATCCTTAAGCGTTGCCGCTAGGAACTCATTAGCCCGAATAGCTGTAGAGTCGAATAAGCGACGGTCCTTCTTAGCAGCAGCTGTTCTCTTGTGAGCAAAGTCACCTCGGTGAGGCAATACAAACTCTGTAATATCATCCCACATATTGCTGTATAGGTCCCGCTGGCTTTTAAGGCCGCTGAACCTTCTAAATAATTGTTGTATCATTTCATGACGTTTCATATCATTCCCTATTGTGTTAGTGGATCCCACTCATCCGTAGTCTTATGTTCTGGTGCAAAATCAAATGGATCGTATTTTGCGGTGTTGGCCATTGTCGGACGTCTCTTAACGGTCGTCCTTAGTTCCATTGCTAAATACCTAAACGCATCTGAAGCATGAGAGCTCCAATCGTGCCTAGGGACTTCTTTGTAAATCTGCTTTAGTGCATCGTACTCTGTCCGGTAATGTTTTAATGCCTTTAAACCGGCCTCGCATTTATCTCTATTAAAGTGACACTTAGGTAACAAAACTCTTACTGAGTTAATACCGTCGATAACACTGAGTTTAGCGGCTACATGTACTCTAAGACCGAGAGACTCAAGCTGGTGAACACGTGTACGACCGGTGTCGAAACTGCGTTGCTTAGCATCATGAGGAAGTATGTGGTGCTTATAGGTGTAAGGCTTAGCCAGTACAACACCTGCATAATGTCCGAGTACTTCATCCTCGTTCTCGTAGTAGTCTATTAAGTATACATTACCATCTTTAGTCTGTGCAAACCAAATACAAGTCTTATCCTTCATACCTATGTCCCAGGCTGTAATAACTGGTAAGGCGGGATCCCAAGTGGTCGTATTGATCTGACCATTTTCATTTATTTGGCTTATAATTGCTGCGTAATAGGATCCCTTAATAGCTGAGTCCCATGCACTACCGTACTCTTGTGCGTACGAGTCAGGTCCCATTGATTCCAATGCCGCTGTTA